TTCTTGGTATTTCAAAAGTATTCCCATTTGATACATCTATCTCAACTGGGACAGGAATGTTTAATGTTCAATATCAATTCGTATTGAATAACTTAACAGATCTTACAAGCTATAATCTTCAGCATTACTATATGACAATGCAGCATATTGAATTTATGCAAGAGATATTGGTGGGGATGCCACTTATTCGTTATAATAAGCATGTCAATAGATTATATGTTGATACGGATATTTCTCACTGGGCAGTCGGTAATTACATTATTATTGAAGCGTATGATGTAATTGATCCAGATTTTTACGAAGATGTTTGGACTGATCGTTGGCTACAAAATTACGCAGCGGTTCTTGTAAGAGAACAGTGGGGTTTAAATTTAACTAAATTTAATAATATGCAATTAGTAGGTGGAGTATCTTTTAATGGCGAACAAATCTTACAAGAAGCAAGAGAAGATCGCCAGCGAATGGAAGAAGAAGCTGTTCAAAACTTACAACCTTTGACCTATAACTTTATTGGGTAAATCATGGCAACTAACGTTTTCTTTCAAAACTATGATAATTTCAACGAACAGAATTTAGTTGACGATCTTGTGATTGAGTCAATTCAAATTTATGGCGTTGACACAATGTACCTTTCACGTTCTTTCCAAGCTGTGGATAATATACTTAACGAAGACGATTTATCAATCTTTGATGAAGTATATCAAATGGAAATGTATGTTAAGAGTGTTGATGGATTTGAAGGAGAAGGCGACTTTTTAAGTAGGTTTGGATTGCAAATTAGAGACCAAGTTACATTTACAGTTGCTTATAGAACATTTGAAAGATTTGCTACTCGTGAAAACCCAGAAAAAACAAGACCTCTTGAAGGGGATTTAATTTACTTCCCTCTAAATGAAAAAATGTTTAAGATTATGCATGTTGAGCATGAAAGCGTATTCTATCAAACTGGTGCTTTGCAAGTTTATGATTTGCGTTGCGAACTTATGGAATATTCTGGTGAAAGATTTGAAACCGGCATTGATAATATTGATACATATTTTGATGATATTAATATTTCGTCAACCGCAACAAATCCAGTGACAACTCTTACTCAGTTAGCTAATACAGATCCAATTGCTGATAACGTATATTTTGAACAAGAAGCAGATGATATTATTGACTTCTCAGAAATAGATCCATTTAGTGAATCTATTACAATACAGGATTAACATATGGCAATCGCAAATTATTTTTACAACCAAACAACAAGAAAATATGTTGCTGTATTTGGTACACTCTTTAATCAATTAAAGATTGAAAGGTCAGACTCTACTGGCACTGTGCAAGATATGATTGTTCCATTATCTTATGCACCGTTTCAAAAGATTTTATCCAGAGTGACACAGGATCCGGATTTAAATCAAAAATCCGCAATTACTTTACCGCGCATGTCTTTTGAAATTACAAGTATGAACTATGACGGTGAAAGAAAAATATCCACGACCCAAAAGGTATTAAAAAATAATCCTTCAGAAAATGGTTCTAAGAATTTTGCATATTCACCTGCACCATATAATTTAGAATTTTCATTATATATAATGGCAAAATATTCTGAAGACGCAGTTAAAATTTTAGAGCAAATCATTCCTTTCTTTCAACCAGATTGGACTGTATCCGCAAAGCTTATAGAAGGTTGGGATCCTTTAGATATACCTATTGTTTTAAATAGCGTAATAAACGAAGAACTTTATGAAGGCGATTATACAGAACGAAGAAGTGTATTGTATACTTTAAGTTTTACTCTTAAAGGTTGGTACTTTGGACCGGAAAGAGAAAGAAAAGTTATTAAATTTATTGATACACAGTATGCTATGAACACAGACGAAAATGCTCCTTTCGTTGAAAGAGTTACTTTACAACCAGGATTAACTGCTAACGGAACTCCAACAACAGATGCAAATAACTCAGTAGATTATACGCAAATAGAATTTGATGACGATTGGGGAATTATTACAATAATTGAAGAAGTGAGCTGATATGAGTGAAAATGATAAGATTTCTAAAGCATTAGGAATAAGACCTCTTAGTGAAATAGAAAAAGACGAAAAAAGTACTGAAGTAGTAGAAATAGAAGAACCGGAAGTTCTTCCTTCTGAAGTAGTTTCAAAAACTTCCAATGAAAACACAAAAGACTTAGAATTAGCCCGACAAAACGTTAAAAACATTATTGAGATGGGTGATGATGCCGTAAAGGAAATGGTTGAGATAGCCAAGCAATCTGAATCACCAAGAGCGTTTGAAGTTGTTTCTACGTTAATGAAAACTTTACTTGACGCAAACAAAGATTTTGTTGATATTTCATCTAAAAAGAAATATGCCGAAGAAGAAATTGACAGTCCTAAAAGAGAAACCAATGTTACTAATAATAATTTAATAGTTTCTACTGCGGATCTTTTAAAAATGATTAAAGGCGACAAAGATGATTGAGATGATGAAAGGTTACTTAGGTAACAATAATCTCAAAAGAGTTGGCGAAAATATTGAATGGACACCTGATATGCTCAAGGAGTATATGAAGTGTGCTGAAGATCCGGTTTATTTTGCTAAAACATATATTAAAATTGTACATGTGGATCACGGTCTTATTCCGTTTAAGATGTATGATTATCAAGCAGAAATAACTGAAAAAATTACTAATAATAGACGTGTTGCAGTTCTTACAGCTAGGCAGTCAGGTAAAACAACTACGGCAACCGCTGTTATTCTTCATTATATTTTATTTAATGAATTTAAAACTGTTGCTATTCTTGCAAACAAAGGTGATGCTGCTCGAGAAGTTTTGGGAAGAGTCCAATTAGCATATGAGGCTTTGCCTAAATGGATGCAGCAAGGTGTTGAGGAATGGAACAAAGGTAATATTTCTTTAGAAAACGGTTGTAAAATTTATGCAGGTACAACATCAAGTTCTGCAATTCGTGGTAAATCTATTTCATTCCTATATCTTGATGAGGTTGCGTTTATTGAAGGCTTCGATGAATTCTTTGCTTCTGTATATCCAACAATTTCATCAGGTAAAAGTACAAAATTATTAATGACTTCAACACCTAATGGATTAAACCATTTTTGGAAAACTTGTAAAGGCGCTGAAGAAGGAACTAACGGGTATGAGTTTGTTAAAGTAATGTGGGATGATGTTCCTGGCCGTGATGAAAAATGGAAAGAAGAAACACTTGCTGCATTAGATTATGATGAACAAAAGTTTAAACAAGAATACTGTTGTGAATTTCTAGGATCCTCCGGAACATTAATTGACGGATCTAAATTAAAAACTTTAGCACACGACAGACCAATAGCGGAACAAGACAATATTACACAATACATGAAACCTGAAGAAGGTCATACGTATGTAATGACTGTTGACGTTTCAAGAGGTAAAGGTTTAGACTATTCTACATTTAACGTAATTGATATTACAGAAATGCCGTATCAGCAAGTATGCGTATATCGAGATAATTACGTTGGCCCTGTCGATTTCGCTAGCATTATATATAGAATAGGTAATATGTACAACGAAGCAAGTACATTAATAGAAATTAATGATATCGGCGAGCAGGTTTCCGATGTATTATTAATGGATTATGGTTATGAAAACATGTTATACACTACAAATATGGGGGCACGAGGCAAACAAGTTTCCGCAGGTTTTGGTGGTAAAAGATTAGATAATGGTATAAGAACAACCAAAAGCGTAAAGGCGATAGGATGTTCAATGTTAAAAATGCTAATTGAACAAGATCAACTTAGAATACGTGATTTTAATACTATACAAGAATTATCTCGCTTTTCTAAAAAAGGAAATTCATACGAGGCAGAGCCAGGATCGCATGATGATTTAGTCATGAATTTAGTTTTATTTTCTTGGTTGAGTGATCAAGATTACTTTAAAGAAATGACTGATATTAATACATTAATGAAACTTAGAGAAAAAACTGACGAACAAATTGAAGAAGAACTTTTGCCGTTTGGATTTATTGATGTTGGTGAAGAATTCCCAGAAGATGATGGTTTTGTACTTTAAAATCTTAAATCAATATTTTTATAAATAGAAACAGTGATATTTAAATAAACGCGTTTCTAATACAAAAGGAGAAAAATATGGCTTTTTCCGTAAGTCCTTCAGTTATTGTTCGTGAAGTGGACGCTTCTCAAGCGGTGCCAGCCATCTCAACACCACCTGCCGCAATGGCCGGAGTTTTTAGATGGGGTCCAACTAACGAACCGATTCTCATTACATCAGAAAATCAACTAGTAGATAGATTTGGTAAACCAACCGATGATAACTACGAAACATTCTTTACAGCGGCAGATTTTCTGTCATATTCTAATGCATTGTATGTTACACGTGCCGATGATGGCTCGTTAACTGCAGAAGGTACTGCATTTGAAGCAAAATATCCAGGTGCGATTGCAAATTCTCTTGAGGTTGCATGGGTTTCGTCAACTGGTTACGAATCGTTGGAGTTAGCAGTCGGCGACATTCCAACAAATAAAATTTCAA